GGACTCCGCTAGTTAGAGCAGGCGAAATATTGCTGGGCTTAGCAAATGTCCCCCCCCTAAAAACGTAATTTAGCAGACCAGATTCTAAATAATCTGAAAGTGCAGCCATGATTGCCTCCTATTTTAACTATATCCTAAGAATGTCTTCTACTAGTATATACACATAAAAAAGAGCCACCCCCAGATAATGGAGGTGGCCTTTTGAACACGGTGGTTAGGTGAAACCTTAGAATGACCCTAAAAGGATTCTTCTGTTATCAAGGACACCAAAACCAAGTTCCATGAAGCCATAATAACCAGCTCTCTGCTGTCTGTGAAGAGTAGGGTCTTCAAAGACTTCGAGTTGCTGCTTAATAGGCATAACAAAGCTGTCGTTGGCGGATTGATCAAGACCAACAACCAGCTCGTCGTCAGACGTTTCAAGAGCGCCAGTCAAGTCGCTAATGAAGAAGTCTTGGTACTCTTGGCCTTCACCAAGTTCATCAAGATCGTGAAGATTAACACCAAAAATGCGGGTAATTGGCGCTCCGCCTTCACTTGCGGTATAAATCTCACGTCGGGTTACTTCATCAACCTGATCCAGTCCCCAGTTTCTGACATCTTCAAGGGCTTCTGGACTAACGTAAAGATCTGTCAAGCGACCTCTATTTGAAGAGCCCGTATTGCCACCAGCGTTGCGGCGCATTACGGTCTGCATGAGGGAAACAAGACGCTTGCTGAACATACCACGGGTAGCATCACCATCGTAAACAAGGATGTTGCGATCAACGCCAGCGGCTAGCAGAGTGTGCCATCCGTCGTCGTTCATCTTCTTGGTGAAGCCAGCTTCCAAAACCTGCATGGCGCGACCAACAATGTCCCAGCGAGCCTCACGAGCATAACGAAGCAAGTAATCAATACTTGAAGTAATGCTATAAGTCGGGATCATCACGTAGTCGCCTTCAACGGTACGTTCTGGAATTCTACCGTGACCGGGATTGGTGTAGGCAACGTGTTCGCCTTCCATACCCGGAGAAATCAAGTCGAGTGGGAACTCAGTTCCAGCACCCGCCTCGACGGCGATAGTTTCAAAAATATTGCCGAGGACATCGCCTGCCAAAACCCCTTTTCGGAGCGGCAGTTCGAGAGCCTTGGCGAATTCTCGCTGAGCTGCCTGAGCGGTGTTAATATCACCATCACCAGACTGCTTGAGTAAGGCGATGAATTCATCACTAGGTCTATTCGTATATGACATTTTAAATCTCCTTAAGAGTGTTATTATGGAAGGTTTACTTCGACTTTGGCGTAACCATCTGAATCTACAGTAGACAAGAACCTACCAATCGCTAGGTTTTCATTGCCAATGGATGTCCACGTCGCACCAGCAACGCCGGAAACAGTCCCATTGATGGAACACACTGCGAAATCACCCATGGCTGGGGTGCCAGAAATCTTATCGGTTACGACATAACCCTTGCGGAGAATAGTTACTTTTCCGCCCTTTTGAACCTCGTCTTTATGTTGGTTCAAGTGGGTTCTTGTGAGATCCTTGTCAACAACGTCGTTGAGTAGAATCCCTACGGGAAAATCATTATTGTCAACAGCCGGGACCAAGGTAGTAGTGTTACCCCCGAAAGTCTTTACTAAGTTCTCGCCCTGATCCATTGCTGCACCAGACCCGACTGTGTCGTGATGCACAACTCCACCACGGGTCGTTGCTTCGTTGCAAAAGAACGAAATATCGGTTTGTAATTCATATCTGTCTGCTTTAAGAGCCATTTTTAATCTCCTATTTGTTAATTAAGATGAGAGGACATTATCCGAAATCCACTGAGACACGCTGGCCCTTGTGGTTTCGAGTTCGTCTTCCTCGTTAGAAGCCTCAACAAGAGTTGCTTCAGAAGACTCTACGTTTTCAAAAGTCTCTTCAGACGCTTCAATTTCAGCTTCGTCAGATCCCTCAGAAGCCTTAGCTTCCTTGTCCTTCTCTTCGTCTTTCTTCTTTTTGTCTTTATCCTTATTCGGAGGCCATTCGGCTTCCTCTTTCTTCTTTTTGTCCTTGTCCTTATCCTTGTCCTTATCTTTATCCTTGAAGTGGACGAAGGATTGAGTCATGATTGCTACAACTTGAGCAAACATTTCATCTGTCGCTTCAGAGAAAGCGGTGAGAGTTTCCTCTACAGCCTCTTCATCGGCTCCAGCTTCAACGAGAGCGGCTCTACGAGCAGCTAGCTTGACTTCGGCTTCTTGAGCTTCAATCTTAGCCGTGGCTTCCGTAAGCTCTTCGTCTTTCTTAGCGATAGCATCTTCAAGCTCAGTGATGCGAACTTCCAAGGCCTTGGAGGCCTCTTGCAGACTCGCAATGGTCTCATCCTTAGAGGTGAGATCAGCTTCAAAGGTTTCAACCGTCACAGCAAACTCTTTGTCTTTTGCGTCTTCGATATCTTTCTTCATAGCTGAGTTTTCAGCGCGGGCATCCTCAAGACCTTGCTTGAGATCAGAAACCTGCTGATCCAAAATATTCACATTGTCGTTTGACATATCTATTTCTCCTGAAAATATAGTGATTTTGTCTTCGTTTTTGATTTCAAAAGCTTTAGCAGAGCTAAGAATAACACTCTTAGGATTAGCAGGATTGCCAACCAACCCCTTCCCAGAGAACGCTATGTTTTTTAAAGCTCTACCTATCTTATATCCTTCATACTCTCCATCGCCCCCATAGGTTCGCAAGTGCTTAGTAAGAAACGCAGAGGCTTCATTTCTTTCCAGAAGTTTATGCCCTCCCTTAGGGTCAATAAGGGCGTAAGCAAAATCTGAAAATAAGCATTCCATTGATACGAACCACTTTCCGTCCTCAATTTCCTCTATTATATTATTCATTCGTTCTCTATTTTCTGGATCTATCCAGCTATTGTAGAGAACCGCTTGAGTTATAATGTCAAATTGATCGGGTCGGCTATCACCTTCCGCCTTATTTCCCTCGCTATCAATAACGTGAGAACCTGTGATATGTCCTATGATGTCATTTTCATCGTGCATGAAGTTAAATTGCTTGTCTTCGGGAGTGTTTCTAGCATCCCAAGCTTCTTCAGACAAGAAAACGTCATCATTCTTATTCCATCCAGTAGATACTAAAACCGAATCTAGGTAATATAAATCTATTTGATCTGGATTACTGTCCGCGAGGGACTTGAAAATTTCTGACTCCTTGGCCAAAGCGGGGGCCTCTGGATTTTCGGAAATTGAAGCCGGTGAGCAATAGGCAATAGAAACAGAACTTTTAACTAGATCTGCAACTCCGTCTTTGATTTCGCTGTCATAAACTTTCATATTAATCCCTCTAAGTAAATATACACAAAATTTTTAAAATAATGAAAAAACGCCCCTTTCTAGACAAGTAAAAACTCTAGGTAGGAGCCCAGCAAATGCTTTCTATAGTCGTCAATACTTAGGTTTTCAACCGTTATCCCCTTGGACATAAGTATATTTCTGAAGCCTGCCGGTGCTGACAGCCCCGACTGCACGGTTTCGTAAACGGCTTTTGCATGAACTTTCGAGAAAAGCTCCGTATTGGTAAACACCGCGAGCTTCAAAGACTCTAATTCAGAAACCTCAGCCTTTGTTAGCTGACGTAGGTTCTTTTTGTTTTTAGTTCCCAAGAAGGCTTTGTTTAGAATTTGAGAGATTTCAGACCAAGCATTTTCTAGCCAGACAACGGTGTCAGCTACCCCCGGTTTAGACTTGGGCTTTTCAGTCCTCTTCTTTCGCGGCTTCTCATCTTTCTTCAATAGTGGTCTTCCCCCCTTTGGGTCTTTACTCTTTTTTTCATCTTGGGGAGGGCCAGATGGAGGAGCCGGTTTGGGCATTAAGATGTCATCTGGAACAGACGTTTCAAGGCCAACATCTGCCGGATTCACCTTCCCAGACTGAAGGGCTATCTTCTCTAGATCGTTTTTGTGCTGAGGATTATGATACGGACTAGCCTTTTCTGGGACCTTTCCATTGTCCCTGTCTTTACTTTCTCTTTTCAATCTTATTTTCTCTACTGAAGGTATTTCTTTGAATCTTTCCAGAATTGTCTCGTGACTTATAATGTCTCTGTCGGCCAGCTGAAGCAGCAAATTCTTTTCGGCGGCCTCGTCAGACAGGATCATTTGATCAAAGTGAACATGGGCTGGCTTTCTGAAGCCCATAGCTTTTCTTACTATTTCTATTTCCTTTTGCCAAAACTTAACGAGAAGCCCTCTTCCATATTGCAGTCTTTCAACCAAAGTTTTAAGCGAAATAAAGTTGTTTGTAAATCCTCCACTTTGACCAGCCATACCTGTCAGGGTAGGGGGCACGCCCAATCCTGCGTAGATACTGCTTAAAACTGAGCTGTACTTTTCAGAACCCAAGAACTTATAAACTTGACTGTTTGATTCGGTGTAGCTAAGTTCTGGACCCCAAACCAGCTCCATTGTTCCTCCACCCACATTGCTTGCAAGTATATCTCTAAGCTTATTGATGGCGGACTTGTTGGGAAGTATTTTATGCTCCAAGTCCCCTAAAGTCCACAGCCTAATGTTGGATATTGCCCCATCCAGAGCTGATAAATCGGCCAGCCTCATTTTTTCAAGCATGACAATATCATCTAAGATTGCATATATCATTGGGTTGGCCCATTGCCTCCAGTCGTCTTTCTTGTAATAAATAACAGAAAGCCTGTCTGGATCTAGGGGTATTTCCTTGTCCCCCCTCTTGATTCTTCTCTTGGCGTCAGGCGGCAAGGTATCTAGTATGTGCGCTGGGATGCTGCCATTTTTAAAATTATCGAACAAAGAGTTGGTCGTTATGCTAAGCTGTCTTGTGCCTAGGAATAGGCTTAAGTCCCCGTCCTTTATCTTTATGCTGGTGGGGTTAAAGAAGTTATACCTCCAAGGTATCTCGTTTGCTTTTATGTTTGGCACTTCAACCTTGATGTCCTTGCCAACGGATCGCATATACTTTACAAGCTCCGGCGTCATAGACGCATTGCTCCTGTAGATAATTACATTTCCGCACCTATATAGATTATTAAGAAATCTTTCAGATCGTTCTTTTCCGTCAATTTTTTTGAACCACTGATTAAAGAAAGATTCAGCACTTTTATTCTCGTGTACCAAGCTGATGCCTTGGCTACCAAAGTCCCCCATTAGATCAATCACGTTGCGTATAATGCCCACTTTATCATAAGCGTCCATGCACATCTTAATGATTTTTCTTTGTCGCTGCGGGATTTGCTCGTCTGGTCTGAAGGCATAGTAATCGTTGGCGGTATAACCCGGTCTCACAGACCTATTGGGCTCAATGTCTATAAAGTTTCTATAGTGAGAACCCTGAGACTTACTGACTCCACCATACGAGTCTACCACTTCTGCAAACTCACCCATAGCTTTTTTTCTGCTATCAAGATCCCCATCGTCCCAAGTAATAAAGTTGTTTTCTTGGCTCATTTTTCTTTCTTTCAATCAAACAGTTGGAATGTAATTGGACTGTTACCCTATTATACACAAATTAGTATATATCATTCATATTTTCAGTAAACCAGTTTGGGCCAGTAAAGTCTTCTCCCCTTTGCTTCTTTTTTTCGGCCTCAGAGATTGTGGCAAATCCTCCATAAAACTCATACGCCTGCGGGGATGGCATTCGTGCTAAACATCTAGCCGCCATGTTAGCCATTACCAAAGCGGAATACCTATCCTTTCTCATCTTGCTCTTTTTTCCTGCCGCGACAATTACCTCTGGCGTATCCCACCTGTCTCTGCCAGTAGCCGTTTGTGTTATTTGAATCATAGAAAGCTCGTCCTTTAGCTCTTCTATGTCTAAGACACATTCTTCTAGAGTATCAAACACCCTTCCTTTAACACCATCCTCTGCGTTAGAAATTCCCAAGCTTATGGCATCAAAATGCGGAAACAGCAGAACCTTGTCTTCAAAGTCTTTTCTCATTCCGTGATTGGCTTCGGACATCCAGTCGTATTTGGCAAACTGACACATTTCCAGTATATGCAGGCCCTTTTCGTCGTCAGTGTCCTTTTCTTTGTCCTCTTCTATTGTTGGCCATATGGCCTGCTCTCCTTCTTGTATCTTGTCTTTGTCATGAAGAGACTCCATAACGGCTATACCCCCACCTTGAGCGTCCATGGCTACGTGAATACATGGATAGATTTTCATTAAGTCCCTAATCTTTCTAGCACAATAGGCATAAAAGTCTGATTCTCCAGAATACCCCTTCTTGATCTTTGCGCGATGTTCTGATCTAGTTGTTGTCCAACAGTGAACAATGTTTCTGTGATCACCATTAACCTCTAAAACAATGATGCTAAAATTGTCAACTTCAGAAGCTGGGTCAACACCAAAGATGTGTTGCTTCTTGTGGTCTCCCATTATCGTGGCGTTAAAAAATATCTCGTTGCCTTGCGCGTCTTTGATAGGATTTTCTTCAGAACAAACACAAGCCTCAATTAAGGATCTCTTAAAGAAGCCCTGAGAATCGCGTGTAAAGCACGCTCCAAACTCCATCTGATAAACCCCTGCGTGTACCGTAGCCTTCGATCTAGCGACCTGTGCGGCGTCCATGAAGCCTTCTGGAAGAAGCTCATAGGGAATACGAATAACTGAATACTCTGTCCAATCAAATTCCTTAGGAGGGTCTTCTCCCCCAAACACATCTCTCAGCCTAGATCTTTCTCCTTTGCTTTTTATAATAGCCTTCCACTTTTTCCAGTAGGTGGCGAAGTGGTTGAAGTCATAATAAGCAGTACCAGATAATATTATTTGATTATCTTTGTTGCTCGAAATAGACTCTTGCTTTTCTTTGACACGTACCCCCAGTTCCCCGGCTTTCTTTTGGGACGCAATTCGTTTGACATTTTCAATTGGGTCGGCGGTGACAGCCGCAAAACCTGCAACAACTGTCTCAAATATATCTCTTGGAATTGAAGCAAATTCGTCACTAATAATGTCGTTGGCTCTCTGTCCACGAATTTTTTGTCCATCACCCAAGGGTAAGCATGTTACACGGCTATCATTTATTCTCATTACACACCGGTCTATGTCTCTTCGGGGTCCGCTGTTGCTGTCACATATATCTCTCAAGATAGGAGAATTATACCATATTGTTTCCATATACTCAAAGAGAACTTTAGACTGCCTGAAAGCAGCACCAACAATGACTACCTTTCGTTGGGGCAACAAAAGCGCTCTCATTAGCGCATATAAAGATAGTATAAAAGATTTACCAAAACCACGGCTGGCAATTAGCATCGGAAACCGGCGGTTCCACAGCTCATGAAGCATCAAGGCTTGGGCGGGAAGGATTTGTATATTGAAGACTTGCTTACATAGAAAGGAAAAGTATTCGGGTCTAACCATCAACCAAGACAGCTTCAGGTGGTAGTCTTCGCTGTTTGGGTCTAGCATGTCCATTGGGTTGAATATTTCATCCTCGGAAATATCCAAATCAAGCCAAGCGTCGTCTATGTTTTTAAGTTGAGTACTCATTTTAGCGAATTTATGTTCTCATATTTTCTACCGGTGATAACGCCGTCTGCAAACCCATAATAAACCGCCTCATGCGCCCCCAAATACCAGTCCCCAGACTTAAGCTTTCTCTTTAAATAGCCCTTTACCTTTTCTAAGGCAGGGGACTTGTAATGCTCATTAAAGAATTTTCCCTTAATACACTTCTCAGCATATATATTTATCATTGTATCTACCATTGACTTCTCAAATCTGGAGGCGTTTTGAACACTAAGATAATCGCCATCATAACCACTTGACCCATAATGGGTCATAAAGTGTGCGTTTGGCATCATTATCCGCAGGTCGGCTGCTTGTAATATAATACTACTCATTGATTCAGCTTGACCATAGGCTAAAACCGCGACATGTGACCTGCACAAAGAGATAGTGTCGTATATAGCCATGCCATCTGACCAGTTTCCTCCAGCGCTATGCATGTGTACGACTATTGGTTGGTTGTCGAGAGAGTCTAGTGTTCGTATGTTCTTAATGAAAGCGGTTGCCATGCGGTATTCTACGCCGGGGTCTTCTTCAAATTGGCCGTGATAGCCGTGTAGGAAAACCTCTCTGTTCTTTAGGTCCACGCCATATGCGTGAACTTCCCCAATAGGGTCTGACATTATTTCTTCCTCCCAACTGTATACATCTCATTGATACGCTTCAGGATACTACTAACCGTTAAGAATGCGTTATATTTATTGTCGCAAAAAAGAACGTGAATGTTGTTGTAAATTTGAAACTCCATCAGACATTTCAGGAGATACTTGCCCGTTATCTTTACGGAAGACTTGCTCTTCTCTGGTATCCTGCTATTTTCTGGAAAATCAATTAAGTCACACAAACTAAATTCAAGAATTATAAACTTGTGAGGAAATTCTGACATCCTTTCTATTTCATTCAGGAAGGTATGCTTCTTTTGACCAAGGTTTATTGCAAGCTCCTCTACACACCCCTTTCTTTCTATACATACCTTGTCTTCCATACCAGCTATAGCATAGTCACCAGTGTCTAGCTTTTGTTCTATCATTCCGGCACAAGCACCGTACTCACTAAAGTAGTAGCCCTCCTGCTCTCTCGTGTCTCTGATAACAGTGAAGCTAGGTGCTTTTTTATATTTTGCCATTGTTCTTTCTCACTATCTGATTAAAAAGATCCTCGTAGTGCGATTCAAACCCACTTATTTGATCATGACAATCTCTGCACAACGTTATTCCGTTATCAACTTCATATCTCAGGGCTGCCGATGTAGACCATTTTTTAATATGGTGAGCTTGCAACCTACGATTCGCTCCGCACTTAGTATACGCTTTTGGAAACTGACAACTAAACTTGTCTCGTTTGTATACGTTT